AGACTTTGATGAGATATGTAAGAGGAGACAAAGAACATCAAACTCTTGTTGGCTATACATACATTTCTTCAGAAGATAAAGAAACAACCATTGATGTTCATGTGGAGTTAGGAAATCCAGAGGGTTGTAAGATAACATTCAAAAGGACATGGGAAACAAAACCAGTTGTTGATGAGGCATGTTTGGGGATAAGGAAAGAAGCGGAGGTGAAGTGATGAAAAAATATGATGGATGGATTATTAAAAACAAATGGGGTTCTCTTTTAATGTGGACAATGGCTTTGACAAAATATGGAGTTAAAAGAAAAGTTCCGAATTGGAAAGAATGGATAAAAGAAGGACACAAACTTGTCAAAATCAAGCTTGTAGAAATTAAAACATAAAGGAGGAATTATGGGTATTCATGGCTTAACATCACAAACCAGATATCAACGAGCAGGGAAGATTTATTTAGGGATAAAATATAAATCCAATAAATCTTGCAACTGTTTGAAAAAAAACAAAAACAAGCCGATTGAAGATTGTTTGATTTGCAGGGGATCTGGTTTTATGTTTTTACCAAAAGAAACAGAATATTTTGTTCTAAAGCCAACACAAGTTCCAGAGCTTATTGAGTTCTATGGAGAGCAGCCAACAAAGCTGAATGTTATGCTTCCAAGATCATGGGAATTGGAAAGGATATTTCCTCAATGGTTGAAAAGATATGGAGCAAACGTTCTAAAGTGTATTGGAGATGGAAAGATTGCCAAATGTGTCAATCCGGAAACTCTGGCCATTGAAGAAGTTCCTTGCTTTATGACTCTTGAAGAAGAAGGAAAATCCTGTCCTTATATCCTGAATAAAGAATGTGTTGCAAGAGCAATCTTTAATTTCAGGATAACTGAAAGGCAGAATTCCTTGAAGGTTTATCAAGTTGGAACAGGTTCTATTAATTCAATCCTCAATATCAACACAGCCTTGAGAGATATTATCTATTTCTCATTAACCAACAGAATTGATATTGCTGATATCAAATTGATTCTTCAAAGAGAAAAACAGAAAACTCAGAGAATAGACAAGAAATCAAAGAGAGCTGTTCCAGGAACTCATTGGATAATGACTCTTGATTTAGATCCAAAATATTATAAGAGTTGGAGAGAAGTTAAAAGGCTTTCAATGGGAATTCCTGTAAAAAGGCAGGATATTCCTATTGCTGAATTGCCAGCTCCGGAGGAAATTGAGAAAGAAGAAATAATGGACATAGAACCAGTTGAGGAAGTGAAAGAATCAACAGAGATTGAAGATTCTTCTAAAATTGAAGTTTATAAGAAACAGATAAAAGAACTTCTTAAAAAAATTAAAGATGCTGGAATGGATTTGACAATCAAACAGGAAGAAATCCTTGATGTTTGTGAAACAGAAGAAGATTATGAAGAAGCAATTAAAGTTCTAAATCACAGCCTTAAATTCAAACTCAATAAGAACAAATCAAAAGAAGAAAAAAGCAAGCCAGCAGGAGAACCAGGAGAGTTATTTCAGGGAGAAGAACAAAAAACAAAATGAAAATAAGGGAGCAACCATTCCTTCCTTTTTGGCATCAAGCCAATTCATCTCAATTCCCCTAATTTGCTTTTTCCCCTTAAAATGGTTGCTCCTTTTTTCTCTAAAGGAGAAATTATGGCAAGAGGCAGAATGATTGATAAGGTTGTTATTTTAAGCAAAAAAATAGACAAGATATCAGAAGGAGCAGAAAATCTTTATTATCGGATTTATGTAAATACAGATGATTTTGGTTTGTTCCATGCAGATCCAAAAATATTAAAAGGATTAGTCTATACTCTCAGAAATATTTCTTTATCAACAATTGAAAAGAGATTAAATGAATTGATTAAAGTTGAATTAATTAAGATTTATAATAGCAATAATGAAAAGTATCTTGAGATTGTTGACTTTGAAGAACACCAGACTTTCAGAAAAGATTATACAAGGAAGTATAAACATCCTAAGCCAACCAAAGAATCTTACGAATCTGTACAAGGCTGTACAGAATCTTCCTCTAAATTAAATAAAGATAAATTAAATGAAAATAAAATAAAAGAAGAAAAAATATATAAAAAAGAATTTGATATTTTTATGAAAATCTATGATCTGAATGTGGCAGGAGAAGATGCTTTCAAGGCCTTTAAAGCTTTAAGAAGAAAAGGAATTACTTTTCAAACCATAAAAGATGCTGTTAAAGGCTATGCTAATCATCTGAAAGTTGAAACTTGGAAGAAACAGATGTATCCAGCTTCTTTTTTGCGTAATGAGAAATGGAAAGATTTTATTGGTGTAGAACATAAACCGTCATTATAGGAAAAAAATGAAGATAAAGCCAATTGAAAAACAGAGGGCAAGAGCTTATGCAAAAGCAAGGTTAATCAAATTTAATGAATTGGAAAAAAAATATCAACCGGAATTTGAGAAAGCACAAAAAGCACAAAATGTAGATTGGTTAGATAAAATCAACAATAAGATTAAAGAAGAACTTGCTGAATTTTCTCAGAAATATTGGAAAAATAAATGAAAACACATTATCGAACAAAAGAGGAAGGGGAACAATTGAAAAACCGGATTGTTGAACTTAGAGATCAAGGCCGGAGTCTAAAACAAATTGCCATAATGAAAGGTTTGTCCACAAGCAGAGTTAGTGAAATTTACAGAGAGGCAAAAAAATGAATAAATGGAGAACTAAAGAAGAAAAAATAGAAAGAGATAAAAGAATTGTTGAAATGAGAGATAATGATCATTTGGGTTTTGCTGTAATAGGAGAGAGATTAGAAATGCACGAGAGCTGTGCTAATACAAATTATCATAGAATAAAAAAGGAACAGAAAGAAAGAAGAGAAAAAATAGAAAAAATTAAAGAAGATATAGTTGAGGTTATTCTTGAGAATATTACTTGCAGCCATAGAGAAGAACATGAGGAAGATGGAATACATATTTCTGCTGAATATGATATTGATTTTTCTTGTGAACAAAAAATCATTAAAATATTGGAGAAAGAATTATAAAGGAGAAATAAATGGAAGAAAGAACTCCGGAATCCTGGCTTGAATTATTTCATTCGGCATTCGTTTCCATTAATCTTGATGATACTGAAAAGTTGATAGCAGCAGAGAAGGCTAAAAAGACAATCTTAGCAGAGATATCCAGAAAGACAGTTCATGCAGATTGGTTTAAAAAAGAACTCAGGAAATTTCCTATAATTACAGTTGAGAAAGGAAAGAAAATCAACTATGCAACACAAGGAGCAGAGATATTCACTTATCTCATAAATCTTCTTACAGGATTGGGATTTAAAATAAGGAAAGCATAAGGAGGAAAAATGAGAATAACCCGAATGACAATTGAAAAGGGATATTGGGGAAATTATATTCTTGTATGTAGTGATGGCAGAACATTTGAGAACTTGGGGGGAAAAGAACTTTTAGAAAAAATAAAAGAGATTCTATACGAAAAGGAGATATAAATGAAAAAAATTAATATCCGTTACTTTTTCCAATCTATCAAAACGGATGAATTAAAAACTGTAATATTGACTTTGGCTGACATTGAATTAGGAGCTGTCCAGAAATTGTTTCAAGAAGAAGGATTCAAAATGATTGGCAGAAATTTAGGATCGGGAGTTAAAGATACTGAAGGAGTTGAAATATTTGATTATGATTATGTTGTTTCTGAGGACAGGAATGGAGGGAAGCCAATTAGCATTGTTTTTGAGAATGGGGAATTTTTAGGCCACTATCCAGGTGTTCGTTTTTCTTTAGATCCGGAACACGAAAGACTCAAAATTATTGGTAACAAAATCAATGTTCCTAACTGGATAAACATTGAAAGAGATCCAGGAGATGAAATTGAAGCTGCTATGATTCCAGAGGAGAAGAAAAAATGAAATGGTTTGAAAAGAATTGGTTTGGGATTGTTATTTTAATTATCATTTTTGGTTTTGCAACTTATTTTCTTGCAGACAGAAGCATGGATAAGAGAAAACTGAAAGAAAAGGATTTGGAGATCCAGGAAAAAGTTGAAGCTATAGAAATAAAAGAAGTTAAAATTGACAAGCTTATGAAAGAAGGAATTGATTTACTTGATGATGCCATAAGAAGCAAAAAAAGAATGCTCAAAGGAGAAGTTGATCTTGCAATAATGAGAGAAGAAAATGCAAAGTTATTGGGAAAAATCAAATCAATGCCTCCGGATGAAGTTGTTCTTCAAACGAAACAGAAGCTTAAATGTAGTGAGATTTGGCTAAAAGAGGAAGGGATTCTATTCTCTTTAACTTGTGCTAAAAAGAATCTTGAGATCCTGGAAGGCTTTGATCTGATTAGAGTGGAATACAAGCAGCTTGAATTCAATTATAGGGAAAGCAAAGCAGCCATAGGCAAGTTAGAGCAAACTGTTAAAACTATTTTCAAAGTTAATCTTGTTCAGAAAGGAATAATATTTGATTGGAAAGATATCTCTAAAAAGAAAGATGAGAAGATTGCTATTTATATCAAGATGAAATCAAAATCCTATTGGAAAGGATTCTTAGTTGGAGCAGGAGCTGGAGTTTTGATTGTTTTGGGATTGAGAGTTATATTGGGAAGATGAATAAATTAATAGAAGCAAAAATAAGATTATCTATACTTCTTTTAGAACAACCAATTGAAGAAAAAACAGATGCAGAAATAAATATTGGTTATGAGCTTTCAAAAGATGATGATATCCAAGCAATTTTAAAAAAAGCAGTTGAAGAAGATAAAAAGAAAGAAGAAAATAAATGAGTTATTTTAAAGATATGTATGGACAAAGAAGTAAAGAATTTATTGAAGGAGTTATTGCTGGCATTGAAGCTTATGCTGTATGGAGAGATGGGGAACAACTTGTTGGCATAAAGCAAGAACCATTAAAGAAAGTTATTGAAGAAGTAAAAAAAGAACTTGGCTGGCCAAAGGAGGAAAAGTGAATGAGTAAATATTTAGAATTTAAAAAAGCAGGATTTGCAAGTGAAAAAAGGATAACAGTTTTAAGTAAAAAACAAAAATCCCCTTTAGGAGAAATAGTTTTTTATCAACTTTGGAAGCAATATATTTTTGAACCAATTTCTAATGCCATTTTTAATGATGAATGTCTTATGGATATTTCTTCCTATATAACAATACTCAACAAGGAGAAATCATGAAATTTAGCAAAGATTATTCAAAGTTTAAAAATCCTGTTTTTACAACAATCAGAAAGAATACTCAATATTATACTTATAATTCAACTCATGTTATTAGAACTCCAATTGAAAGTTTTGATGTAAAAATCATTGAATTGAAGCCTATCAAGAAGATAGATATTACTGAGAAATTGGCTTGGAATGATGCTGATTGTTGCAGGTCTGATTTGGTTGCTATGCTTGAAAATTGGTATGGAAAAGCATTTGATGATTATGTGCTTTTAACTTTAAAAAAGGAGAGCCAATGAAGCCTGATCATGTGAGCGATTGTTGTGGGAAAGAAATGTATCAGGTTTATTACAAGAAACACGAAAAGGCAAGGAGGTATCCTCTTAATCCTGGGAAGATGTTTTGTTTAGCTTGCGATGGAATCTGCAAGCCCATCCAGCCATCAGGGGAAGAGGAGAAGTGAATAAATTACAAGATTGGGAAAAGTGCCAATGTGGGAAAAAAGCTACGAAACGAATTTTTGAGTTAACTGATAATTGTGAATTAACTTTATATCCTGTTTGTAGTGAATGTTATGAAGAAAAAAACAATCAAATTATTAAAAGTGAGATTAGCGATGCTCAGAATTAGAGAAGAGAGGAAGTGAAGAAAGAATGAAAAAACATTTTGCAATCGAATTGGAAAAAGAAGCTCAAAGAACAGCCAAGTTTTATTCAAGTCCTGATAGAGAAAGAAATGTTAATAGTGAAATCTTTGAAGTTAATCAAATAATCCCATTATCAGAAAAAACTGCTACTGTTATTTTCTTGAAGAATAATGGCAAGAAGGCAGTTGCTTTTTTCTTTTTCAAGAAAGATAGATGGGATTATTTTTTTCCAACAGATTCTCATACAATAGGTATGCAAGCATTCCCTGCATATCTGAGAAAGATTGAACTTGAAAATTGGAAGCATAATTTTAAGAAAGAATGATTAATCTCAATTGGAATAAGAAATTCCTTGATCAATGGATGAAAAGAAATGATGTTGAAAAAGGCAATTTCTGCCTTCCTTTTGTCTTTAATGATAAGACTAATCTTATGAATGGAATATTGTTTATGGGACTGAAATTTGATAAAACAAAGATATTCAAATCACTTTATGAAATTGAAACAGAAGTTGGTTGCGGAGTGTTCCAGATAATTCTGAATGGTAAAGAAAAGAAATGAAAGTTATTGATTTATATTGCGGAGCTGGAGGGTTTTCTTTAGGTTTTAAACAAGCTGGATTTGATATTATGTTAGGAGTTGATATTTGGAACAAAGCATTGGAAACTTATGAATTAAATATTAAATCAGAAATATTAAATAAAGATGTTAGGGAATTAAGGAAATATAATTTGCCGGAATGTGATGTTTTAATTGGTTCTCCTCCTTGTCCGGATTTTTCAATAGCCAAATTTAGAGGATCTGGTATAATGTTCCTCAAAGAAGAAAAAGGATATTTATTGGCAATTATCCTTTACCAAAAGAAAATAAATTTAAAGGTTCTGTTGCTCCAACAATTATTGCCTGGGAATTATTGGGAGGCTGGAAAGGCTCTGATAATACAAGAAGATTTAGTCAATGGTTAGGAAGAAAGCCAACTTATCAAGAAATAGCTTTTTATATGGGATTTCCTTCAGATTATGAATTCTTAGGAAATCAAAAAGATAAATCAATTCAAATAGGAAATGCAGTTTGTCCTCCGATTGCAAAAGCAATTGCAGAAGCAATTTTGAAGATTATTGATAAATGAAATCAATTTTATCTTATGGAGCTGGAGTTAATTCAACAGCTATTATTGCTCTTGCTTTATTGAAAGAAATTCCCATGCCAGATTATATCATCTTCTCAGATACCGGAGCTGAATGGCCTCATACCTATAAATATCTAAATTATATTGAATCAAAAGGAATTAAGATTATTTATTTAGTTGGAGGAACTAAATATATGAATCTTCTTGAATTCTGCCAAATGAGAAATTTAATTCCCAGTAGAATGAATAGATGGTGTTCTGATCATTGGAAAATCAGGCCAATTGAATATTTAATTAGAGTAATAAGGGAAGAAATAGGAGAATGTAAACATTACTTAGGTTTTGATGCTGGGGAATCACACAGAGCAGAAAATAAATTAAGCAGATCAAGAAATCATGATTTCCCTTTAATTGAATTTGGGCTTAATAGGCAAGGTTGTAAAAACATAATAAGAAAAGCCGGATTGGGAATTCCTCATAAATCTGGCTGTTTTATTTGTCCATATCAAAATAAAGCTCAATGGATTAAATTAAAAAAAGAGCAACCTGAACTCTGGAAAATCGCTGTAAATCTTGAGAAGGAACAGATCAAAACAAATCCTCTATTTACCTATAGAGGAGGAATGACAATAGATAAATTTGTTGCTGATTTAGATAAGCAAGAGGAGCTTCCTTTTGATTTTGCTTTAGATCAAAAATGTGAATGTTTTTTTGATTAATTTAACTTTTCCTTGACTTCTTTATCTTCCTTGTTTATTTTCTAAGCAGGGAACGATTGAATGCCTCTCAAAAAATTCCATCTAATCAGAATCTCCTATATGGATAATTATACCTTTGGAGTTCTGTTGGATGGCAATCTTCCTTTCTGTGTTACATTGGAAAGAGCTTGGCTTGAAAACAAACGGAACATTTCCTGCATCCCGGAAGGAATTTATATGTGTGATCGTGTGGATTCCCCTAAATTCGGGGATACATTTGAAGTGATTCAAGTTCCAGGCAGAAGCCATATACTGTTTCACAAAGGGAATTTAGCGAATGACACTCATGGCTGCATTCTGGTTGGAGAGCAATATGAACCTTTAAGTGGAGAAAATGCCATTATAGCCTCCGGAAAAGCCTTTAAAGAATTCAAAGAAAGAACAAATAATATCAATCATTTCTTTTTAAAAATTGAATCTTATAAAAGGAGAATTGGTAATGACAAATGAAAATAATGAGAAGAAAAGATTTGGAAGGAGAGCTGGATTTGGAATTGCTGCTGTTGCTCTTATAACAATATTCTCTTATTTCTGTATGTTCAAATTCTCAGATCCGGAAATAGGGATTAAATGGGTTATAGTTTATTCAGCTATTACTGGAGGCATCTGCTGCCTTATTGGAGGACTTTTAACCTTAACTGATATCAAATCTTTAGCCAAGATTGGCTTCAAGAAATAGGAGAAATCCTGATGCCAATTATAAACTGGAATCTTCTTGGGCCGGTTCTTGGAGCAGTTGTTCTTATTCTCATAATAGTTTTTGGTTTTATTGTAAAAATGAGGAAAATTGATAAATCAATTCCTCATAATCCTCCAAAGAATCCAGCCAATTTAGATAAGAAAACTGTTTGTTTTGAACATGAAAGTAAGATATCAACAAATAAAGCTAATATTGAGAATGTTGGAAAACAACTGGATAAGCTGGAAAAGTCAAATAGTGAAGCTCATGGGAAAATATTTGATAAATTAGATGAAACTCAATTCAAGATTATTGAAGCCATAAAGAAAAATGGTTAATATAAGAATAGGTTCTCTTATTCAATTAAACGCTCCTGAAGCTGGTTTATTCACAGAGGATTTTGAAAGTGGCTGGTTGATATGGAATGATTTTGGAGATCCTATTTTTATTGAAAGCTTTAATCTTACAGATTGGATGATATGGAATGATTTTGGAAGTCCTATCTTTACTGAAGGCTTTGAAAATGGAGGATGGTAAATGGCTAAAACAGATTGGGATTTTATAATTGATGGAACAGGTTCATGGGCTGTGATCAATGCTGGGGGTTCTATGAGACTTCAGCTTATCTATAGCAAAGTTTATGCTCTTTGGAATGGAAGAAATGATTTAGCAAACTCTGAAATCATAGCTGAAATAAGATTAAATGATGCAAGCACTAATTGCAGAGGAGGGCTTGTTCTGAGAAGTGATGGGACTAAAAATAATATGTATATATTATATATTTACTATAATACCAGCATTAAGAGAAGATTCAATCTGTATAGAGTAGTCAATAATGTTTGGACACTCATTACAGATATTATAATATCTGTTTCTCCTTCTTCTTATATACCAACTCGATTCAGAATTGATGATTGGCAGCTTTCTTGTCATGTATATTATTCAGCAGCTTGGCATGAGGTTTTTGTCAAGGATGATGAACTTCAATCTCATGCTCAAGGATATGCTGGATTGACTGGGCTTTCAACTTATGCAAGCTACTCTATCAATTTCGACAATGTGGAAATAAGAGAAAGAACATAATGAAGAAGATCCATTGTAATATTCATAAACAAGATATAGTTATTTATGAAGCAAATGAGCATCATCTCTTCAAAGATGATAATAGAAGAGAAACTGTGATCTTTATCAATACAAGCAAAACTCTCAAGAGATTTGTTGCTGGTGGTTGTGATGAAAATTGTTTATCTCTTAAAACTTCTCTGGAGAAATCATGATAACTCAAGTAAAAGAAGGTTATGATTATATTCATATAGCTGCTGCTGTTGTTGATGGTGATGGGAAGTCTTGTGATGCCTCAACTGCTGAAGCTTGGTTTTATAAAGTTTCTCAAACTGATGGAAGCATATCTCTGGATACAAATATCAATGGAACTGGCAAAATTACTTTGACAAAACAAGATGGACAAACAGGGTTCTATGGTGAAGCAGTTGCAGTTGCTTCCCTTTCTGCTAATGAATATGTTATTCTCTATAAGGTTATTATAGAAAGCATTGAATCAATAACAGTTGAATTTTTCTCAATAGATATTGCTAAAAAATTAATACCTTTTATAAAAACTGAAACAGATAAAATTGCTCCAGAAATTATTAACAAGAAAGATGAATACAAAGCAGATGTTTCAGGAATTATTGTTAATGTGGAATTGTTGAAAAATATTTTAGATGGAAGATGGAAGATTGAAAATAATCAGATGATTTTTTGTGAAGCTGATAATGTAACAGAAATAATGAGATTCAATTTATTTGATGTTTCTGGTGATCCGGCTATGATAAATGTATTTGAAAGAAAACGAATATGATGATAACTTTAGGATTTGGGATATCTGGAATACCAGGAGATGTTACAATTAATTTTGTAGAACAAGCAATAGGATATCTGGAGGAAGAAGATAATTTTATTGGAGAATTGGAAGTGAATGAAGATATAATTGGGGAACTCTCAGAAGGAGAACAATAAATGAAATTCTGGGTTGTCAAAAAAGGAAACAAATCTGTTAGGGATATTCTGATAAAAGATAAAGATGGGAATATTGTTACTAATCTTTCTAATGCAGAGGAGATAATATTCCAGGTAAAGAAAGAAAAAACTGATGTTGTTATAAAAATTGAGAAAACTCTTGATGATGGAATTGAAGTTGACACTCCATCAGAAGGCTATTTGCGAATAACTTTGAAGCCAACTGATACAGAAATAAATGTTGGCAATTATTTTATGGCACTTCAAATTAAATGGAATGAGATTGATGTTTATGAGATAAAGATAACAATAGATAATAAAGAAGCCGAACATTTCTCAATAAAACAGGATATAATAAACTATTGAAAATAATGGCAGATGCCTTTATATAGATAAAAAAATTCATGTATAGGAGGTTAAACACATGAAAAGAAAAATTATTATTACCATTATTGCTTTATTTGCCATTGTTCTATTTCTTGAGGCTCAATACCATGTGTTCCATAGAGCCAATAGATATTGGCATAACAATGGAACATTCTCAACTGATGGCAGAATCCAGAGCATTGGAACTTCAAATGGCTTGAGGTTGGCTTATGCTGGAAATCGTTATATTGACATGGTTGCCAATGATGATGGTGAACTTGAATTTGAAGTGGATATTACAAGGGCCGGTGAAAATTACAGCACAATGCAATTTTGGACAGGCTGGAGTAATGTGGATGAAAACCGGAAAGGCGTAATTAACATTTTTGCATCAAGAGATACTATTTGCTCATCTCCAGGCGGATCTCCGGATATGGGAATGCAAATTGCTGTGAGAAATAGGGTTGTAAATTCTTCAAGTTATCACTTGAGAGGATTAGAAAGCATCGCCTCGAATAAAGAAGGTGGAGCAACTTGTGGAGATGTAATTGCAGCCTATTTTTCAGCAGAAAGCCTAAGCGGATGTACATCAACTGCTATTAAAACTGTTCAAATCAATTACGATCAAAGTGGAAATGTAAATACCGATCATTGCGGATTATATGTTCTTTGCAATTCTCAATCAAATGTTGGCACTAACAGAGGAATTTATATTACTACAGCAAGTTGGAATCAGACAAGAGAATATGCCATGTTCATTGATACTAATGCCGGAAGCTGGACAAATGGAGTAAGCTTCAATGGAACAATCACAAATGCCTTCGATTTTGAAAATACAGATGGAACAAATGCTGCTGGATTCAATGCAAGTTATGCCACAACCGGAGCAGGAGCTGTTGATGGCTATATCAAAGTTGATGTTGGAGGAAATACACTTTATATTTATCTCTGGCCAGGAGTTCCTTCAACCTAATTAGCCAAAGGTTTGAATGAAGATTGAAGTAAGCAATAAGGATTTTGTAACTTATCTGATTCTTTTTCTTCTTCTCATTTTCTGCATTGTTATATGGATGAAGATTGATTATGTTAGATTCGTGAATCAAGTTAACACTAACACTAATAATGTTCTGAATATTGATGCTTATCTCCAACAACAAGATCAGTTGAGAAAACAACAGCAAATGCCTGAATTTGAATTAGTTCCAAAGAAGAAAGAAGAAGTTAAGAAATAAATTCCTTTACAGAATTCCAGAGGCTGGCTTTAGGATTTGTTAGATGCTTTGCCTCATAGACAAAGCCAGAAAACGAAAATAGAGATGTAATCCTCCTTTAAATAGATTCATCCTTCTAAGCCAGCCTCTTTACTCAAGGCCATGAAGTATTCTAAAGCTTTAATAGAAACAATCTGTAAATCTCTGAAACAGGGATGCACTATTACTGCAACCTGTCAAGCTGCCGGAATTCATAGGGATAGTTTATATGGTTGGATGGAAAAGAATTCCGACATTTCCGACATTATAAAAAAAGCTCAAGCTTCAGCCATAAAAGAAGTTGAGAATACTTTGCTCAAAATGGCTACAGGGAAATTCAAATATATTGAAACCCATGAAGAACAGATAATAATTGGAAAGAAGAAAACTCCTGCTGTTTTGAAGAAAAGGATTCACAAAACTCTTCTTCCTCCAGTTGGTGCTGTTGTATTCTATCTTGCAAATAGGCATCCTGATGAATGGAAGAATCTCAAGGAAACAAAGCTCTCAGGAACAGTAACTGGAGAGATTAAAGCAGAGGATATTTGGAAAGCTTGGGAAGAAGCCAAAAAACAAAAGGAAGAAAAAGAGAAAAAAAACAATGCAACTCATTCAAGGATTAAGTCAAAAGGAAAGGGATAAGGCAAATAATGAATTTTTAGAATGTGCTGAATCTCCTTCCTATTTTGCAACCAAATACTGCTGGACTCTTGACATTGAGAAGAATGAAGAAAGGCTTTTTCCTGAGTATCCATACTTAATTGATTTCCTTAAATCCAATAAATATCCCCAGCTTGAATTGATTGAGAAATCCCGGCAGATGATGGCATCCTGGGCTTTCATGATCCTCTTTCTTTGGGATATCACTTTTAATAAGAATATCGCTAATTTTATAACTTCAAGAAAAGAATTCCTGGTTGATGATGGAGGAAGCTTATCAACTCCTAACTCCTTAATGGGAAGAATCCGGTATGTTTGGGAAAGATTGCCTTCTTTCCTTAAAATGCCTCTGGAGATATCTTTCTTGAAAATAAGGAATGCTTTCACAGGAAGTTATATAATTGGAGAGAGTTCAAATCCAAATGCAGGAAGAAGTGGAACATGGCACAGAGCATTGATGGATGAGGCTGCTCTAATCCCTAAATCAGAGAGTGTTTTTTCCTCTATTATTCAAGCTTGCAAGAAAGGCTTGTCCATGAATTCAACTCCTTATGGCAGAGGAGGCAGCTTTGCCAGAATCCGGTTTGATAAAGACACAAGCTTTAATAAAAGGAAATTCCATTGGAGATTGCATCCTGAGAGAGATTCTATTTGGTATAAGAAACAATGCAGGAATATGACTCCAGATTCAATAGCCAGAGAGCTTGATATTTCTTATGAGAAATCAGTTGCTGGCCAAATCTGGTTCATGTTTGATTTTAATAAGCAGATTGGGAAATATCCTTATAATCCTGATCTTCCTCTTTATTTAGGCTGGGATTATGGAATTGGAAATCCAACAGCAATTCTCTGGATTCAAGAAAAGCCTATTCCTGGAGAGAAGTTTCCAATGGTTTATATAATTGACGAGCTGGAGCAATCTGAGAAGATACCTTCTTATTATGCTGATATTGTTAAATCAAAGCCTTACACAGTAATGAGTAAGGATTCTCTCAAGCCTAAATTGAAGGATATGATTCATTATGGAGATCCAGCCGGGAAGCAAAGAGAGCTTAATATGAAAAGCTGGATATCCTCATTGGCAGAACTTGGAATAAAAACTATTGTCAAACATGGGGTTAGAACAGTTGATAAGATTATGGCCGGACAGCAACTTGTTCCTAATCTCAGGATTGATGAGAGTTGTGTAAGGCTTCAGGAGTGCATTTCAAATTATAAGCATCCAACTGATGATCAAGGAGCTGTCATTGATGATGGTTATGAGAAGAACTGGGCAACTCATTTAATGAAAGCTTTTGAGGAATATGCAGTAAACAGATTCCCAGTTAGACAAGCTAAAATAACTGCAAGATAATGTGGGCTTGATAAATCAAGCTAAAAGGAGAATAAAATGGCTTTATTTGAATCGAAGGTAAAGCAAGCGATAAAATTAACTGTTCTTGAAGCAAAGCAGAGAGCTGAAGATGAGAGGATGGATGAGGCACAGGAGAAGATTGATCTCTATCAAGATGATTTTGAGGAGATTATCAGAACCAGAATGCAGGATCTCTTTGAAAAGGCAAACTATGAAAGGCTTTATTATCATGTCAATCATTCCCAAAATGTCATAAAGAGAATTGTTAATGAGATCTCAACTGTCTATAAATCAGAAGCCAAAAGGATTCTTTCAAAAGGCTGCAAAAGATATGATGAACTGAAGGCTAAGATTAATTATGATGTTATTCTTAAGAAAGTAAACAGATACACGAATCTTCTTAATGAATCCATGCTGAAAATCGGAATCAGGAATGGAGAAATCTGCTATGATCTTATCACTCCGAACATAACAATGGTTATCCAGAATGAGCAAGATCCAACTGAAGCCGATGCTATTATGTATTCTTTGACAAGAGTGAATACTTTATTTGGCCAGAAAAAAGATGAAATCAGATGGTTTTATTGGGATATTGAAGGAAACCATTTTATTCTCAATGAAGAGATGAAGATAATTGAAATCGTTTATGAAGATATAACAAATCCTTCTCCTTATTTCGATAAAGAAAAAGAACAATTCCTCCTTCCTTTTGTTGTCTTTCACAGACAGCATCCGGATTATTCTTTTTGGGATCAGGATACAGGAAGGGATTTGTATAATGCTGCTTTGGCTATTTCTATCAATATGACAATGTTTGATTATTACTTTAAAACCTGTTCTTTCAGACAGAGATATGCAATTGGAGATACACAGGGAATTCCTCAAGACCAGCTTTCAGATCCGTTGACATTTTTTTGTATTCCTCCGGGAGAAGGAGCGAGTGTTGGAACTTTAGAATCACAAGTTGATATTGAACAGCTTGTCAAGGCAATCACTTTTCAAATAAACAGCATTATCAATAACTATGGAATATCTGCTGATATGTATTCTCTTGAGATCCCTGAAATGTCTGGGAGGGCTTTAAAGATAAGAAACAGGGCATTGATGGAACAGAGGCAGGAACAGCTTCCTTTATATCGGAAATATGAGAAAGAATTGTTTGAGAAAACCAGGATAATCAACAATGCTTGGCCAACGTTTCTTAAAAACATGAATGAAGAAGCTG